ATGCCTGCCCCCGTCGTCCTGATCCTTGCGGCCGGGCGTGGAGAGCGCTTTCTCGCCTCCGGGGGAAATACCCATAAGTGTATCGGCTGGCGTCAGTCCCCGGAGGTTGCGCCTTATCGCTGGCCATTTGAAGAAAACGGGAGAACTTTCGACCTTGCGATTGAACCGCAGATTACGACTAATGATCTGCGTCTGATGTTGCAGCTGGCTCTTGTCGGTGAAGGAATAACAATTGCCACTCAGGAAACTTTCAGGCCATATATTGAAAGCGGTAAGCTTGTATCGCTGCTTGATGACTTTCTTCCACAATTTCCAGGCTTCTATCTGTATTTCCCACAGCGTCGCAATATTGCACCAAAGCTCCGCGCCCTGATTGACCACGTCAAGGAATGGCGGCAGCAATTGGCTTAAATGTCTGCACCTGCATTGCCTGATGTCAGAACAGTATTTTGATGAATTGCCAGGGTTACAATGGCACAAATACGGCACAGGAGGAAACGTGGTGTATTTAAATATGGGGTAACTTATTGATTTAAATGGTGCGATAATAGGAATGAATATTAAAAGTTAAGACATTGATTTATAATAGATTATTATATTCAAAAAATATAACTATACACATATCTATACACACTGCGCGCATCGCTTGTTTTTCGCACAATTAAAAATAAGAAAAAAGTTTTTTTTCGAAAGAACTGTTCACACTGTTCACCCTTTGATTTTCTCCTTTTCTTTCAGTGTGATAGGTGGTGAATAATGGGTGAAGGGTGAACATTCGATTCTTCACCTCCGGCATTCTGCCGGTGTGACTCATACCGGTGATTAATCCTCCGCACTGAAATCACTCAGGAAGAAAAAAGTTTTTTTTGATTTGATTGTTCACACTGTTCACCTTTCGTTTTTCTCTTTTAATTTCAGTGTGATAACGGGTGAATATACGGTGAAGGGTGAACAGTGGATTGTTCACCTTCGGGGGATTCAGGGATGAAAAAAGACCGGCAGATGCCGGTCAGATGAGTTATGAGGGTCAGGTTGTTGCAGGGTCGTCACATTTTGGCAGCCAGTCGCCGTAGCTTTCCTCTTTCAGCGTCAGGTTGGTCTGTATCCCCTGTTTGGTATGGCGCTTCTCGTAATTCAGTCCGTATTCCTTCAGCATCACCGGTAGCCCCAGCCCGAACATTTTCAGACTGAGTACGTTCCGGTAGCCGTTTGCCTCCATGTAGGCCAGATAGGCGTGATAGAGGTATTTACGGTAATTACGCGGGATGATACTGGCGTTCCCCATATACATGCCGCTGGTCTGCGGCAGGGTTTCCAGATAGCCGATAAAATCAAACGTCGGGTCGGCATCCCGTTTGATGTTCAGCGCCTCGTCTGAGTTCTGCTGGGACTGAAGCAGTGACCGGGCGAGCATCGGGTCGCTGAACTTCTGCATCAGGTGACGCACGATGACCGCCAGCTCGCGGGTGATTTTGTCCTTAAGCTGCGGGTCGCGCTCCTGCGGGGCTATCTGTTCCGGGAAGTGAATAATCACCCGCCGGCGTGACACGCCGCCGCTGCGGTCGGTGAAGCGCATCGGGTTATTGTTCACGGCCAGAATCACCGCCGGGATATGCGTGGAGTACGCATCCCGGTATTTCGGGTCCACGGACACCGCATCGCCGCCGGTGATGGCCTTGAGTCCGGCACCGTCGCCGCTCCATTTTTCCTGGTCCGGCAGGCGTATCAGTGAGAAGCCAGTTAACGCGGCACGTTCACGCGGGGATTCCAGCGTCTCAATGGTGGCCGACGTGGCGTTATCCTCCCCGGCCAGCAGGGTGGCTATTTCGGCCATGATACTTTTGCCGCTGCCGCCGGGACCGGTCACCTCCAGAAAGAGCTGCCAGTCGTAGCGGTTTGCCAGCACCATAAACAGTGCGGCCAGAATCACGTCGCGTTTTTCCGCACGGCCACCGGCGGCACGGTCAAGCCAGCGCCAGAACGCGGGGGCGTGGGTTTCCAGCGTTTCACCGTCCACCGGCGGGGTGAAATCCACATCGCACAGGGTGCGCATCCAGTGTGACGGACTGTGTGGGTGGAACGTACCGTTCTGCGTGTCGAGCACGCCGTTACGAAAGCCAATCAGGCGGCGGGAGGGGGCTTCCTGCTGCGGAATAATCAGCTTCAGGGTGTCCACCACGGAGGCCACCTTCCCGGAGGAGAACGGCGCGCGCAGACGCTGAAACAGCCCGGCCACATCCCGGGCAAAGTCCTGTGGCGGCAGCACCTTCCAGACACCATTTTCATAACGGGACAGAAGCTGGCCGTTGGCATCGACCGCGAGCGCCTCGCCGTAATGCTCATAGATACGCATGGCCTTTTCGCTGGTACTCATGGCGGAAAACTCTGCTTCGCTCATGGTGTCGAACGGGCTTTCAGCCGGTGGCCGGATGGCATCGTAAATGGCCTTACGGGTGGCCTCCCCGCCGTACTGCGTGAAGGCATCATTCCAGTCACCGAAGACCGGCGGCAGGGCAACAACGCCCTCACACGCATCTGCGGCTGCGGCGGCTTTTTTCTGGCCGTCACCGCTGAGGTCACGGTCTGCGGCAAGGACAATCTGACAGGCCGGATGCTTCTGCCGGGCAAGGCTGGCCAGAGAAAGGAGGTTCACGGAAGAAAGCGCCACCATCACCGTTTCACCGGTCAGGTGATGCACGGTAAGTGCGGTCGCGTATCCCTCCGCTATCCACAGACGTTTTCCGGCCTGATTCTGTCCTTCAAGGGTGTGACAGGTGCCCCTGACCTGTCCGCCTTTCAGGGTGCGCTTACGGCCGTCAGCACTGATTAACTGAAGGTTAACCAGTTCGCCGCTGTCGTCATACAGTGGCACCACAAGGTCACCGGCACGCCAGCTCACGCCACCGGCTCTGTGTGTGCCGGTCAGCATCCGGCATTCCCGGCCGGGAAAGCCCTTGCGGGTCAGGTAGGCGTTACCGGTTCCGGGACGGGTTTTTGCCATCAGGGTTTGTGCCAGTGCGGCGGCGTTCTTCCGGGCAGCGTCTGTTTCAGCACCGGCGGCGGCCGTCACTGCCGGGTCAGCCTGTGGCAGGCTGCCGGTCACGGCAGCCACCTTTGCGGCCGCATCGGACGGGGAAACACCAAACACCTTTTCAACCAGTTTCAGGCCGTCACCGGCACCACACTGATTGCAGTACCAGGTGCCGCGCCCCTCCCTGTCATCAAAACGGAAGCGGTCACTCCCGCCACAGACCGGACAGGGCTGATGACGGTTTTTCAGCACCGGAATCCCCAGCGCCGGGAGAATACGCGGCCAGTGGCCGAGCGCATGGCTGACGGTGGCGGTTACGTTCATTTTCATGGTGTTGTTCTCCTTCAGTGCAGTACCGGCGCTTTTATGTGACGGGCACAGAGTTCATCCATCACAACCAGCCCGAGAAAGGACAGCGACGGCGCGGCCTTCAGGGGGCCGGATTCCATTAAATCTTCCAGCAGGGCACAGGCTATCTGACGCCCTTTTTCCTCACCGTGCTGGCGCAGATAAAAGCCCTCCAGCTCAGCGGCGATGGCCGCCTCCAGTGACTCAAGGGTGAGATGCGGATAGCGGTGCTGACGTTCGCACACGGTCAGCCAGGCACAGGCGACAGCGCGACGGTAAAGGGCAGCGCGTAAGACGGGCGGTAAGGGTGTTTTCATTTGCTTTCCTCCCTGTGACAGATGACTGCATTCCGTGCCGGTTGCATTAACTGATAAGGCATATCTGCGTCTCCTGAAGACGTGCGTATCCCTGCGCGAATACGCACATTTAATTTTTCGGGTGTCGTTTTTTAATTACAGATAATTGCGGTAACTGTTATCCGGGGTGATTTCCGGGTCAGGCTCCGTGCGGGGAATTTCCCGCCATTCCCGCGCCACCGGTGCCGCCCGGCTGACCGGAACAGGGTCCTGCGGGTAAATATCCAGATATTTCTCCCGCCATTTCTGTAATTCCGGGTCTCCGGCCATTTCTTTCAGTACCGCATGCCGGTTTACGGGGCTGCGTTTGAACAGGTCAGGACGGTCACAGGTAAATTCCCGCAGAAAACGCCCCAGCGGGATGTCTGTGGTGCGCCCGTCGGCGAGGATACGCACAAGGATACTGAATTTACGGCGGTACGGGTTCCAGACAATTTCCGGGCAGCGGTACGGCATTTCCCACGGAATACCGTCTTCCAGAATGCCGACCACGGCCACATCGGGAAAACCGGCAGAACGGTAAATCTCACCGGGCTGGGGAAAATCAAACATGCGTCCTGTCTCCCCGGTCTTTCTGCTGGGCGAGAAAATCGCGGCACAGGCCTTTGGCTTTCAGTTCATTCAGCACAAAATCAATATCTTCATTCAGGTAACTGAAAATATGCGGAATGTAGAGCTGATGCAGGCCGGAGAGTTCACGGTGAATCAAATCACCCCCAACAAACTGGGATACGGCGCTGGCGCGGTTGAGCTTATGGTAAGCCTCAATGCTGAGGTGTTCACGGGCGTCATGACGCGCTGAGACGGTCTGAGGGGCTTTTTTATTACGCACGGGACACCTCCACAACCGGCAGACGGGCAGCAAGGGAGAGCACATAGTCACGGACAAGGGAACGGCGGGCGCTGCGTTCATCACCGGCGACGGTGCGAAGCATACAGATACGGGGATGGCGGTCTGCGCGACGGACAGCGGCAAACACAAAGACAAATTCAGGGTGTGAGGGGGTAAGGGTTGTAGCCATGATGGCAGCCTCCGTTAGATAGCAGGTTACGCTATCGCCGGAGTTCTCACGCTCGATGGCGATAGCCCAGACGGGGGTGAGAATACCGGCTCTAACGGATACCGGCCAGCCCGGAGGCTGCCCCGCCTGAGCTACCATTGACTCTGCGGCATAATGAGCGGACGCGGGCAGGATGCACGGAGTGCCATCTGCACGACTGACCACACACCACACCATAATCTGGCGCTCTGTGGCGTTGATTGCGACACAAAAAAAGACGCATGGCGCGTCATATGTCGCCGTTAGATTGCCCGGGTTCTCACGCCCGGCTGCCGATTTTGCGGCAGCGGAAAAACTATATCCGCAAATGCCGGAAAAAGGCAAGCCAGAAAAAGGGACTTTTTGCAGAGCGGGCATCATCATGCGTCGTACCCCCGTTTGCGTCCGGCAATGCGCCCGGCCATCCATGCAGTGACTTCAGAGTGCAGCCAGGCCACATTTTTACCGCCAAGGCTCACCTGCGGCGGAAATTCCCCCTTACGGATGAGTTCATAGATGGTCGAGCGTGACAGGCCGCACAGGTGCATCACTTCCGGCAGACGTAAAAAACGCTCCTGCGTGATGTCCGGCAGCGGCATCAGTGGCGTCACAGGGGCAGGAGACGGGGAAGAAAAAACAGCTTGCATCGGGCTACCTCGTTAATGTCCATACAGCACCGGATAAGTCCGTCCGGCTTCGGGTAGCGCTTTATTTTGTGAATATTTTTGGCAGACGCAACAGGGGGGATTTGTTCCGGCAGCCTTACAATGGCTGTGTGTTTTTTATCCATCTGGACTGGAAGGGTCTCAAAGGGTTCTGAAGGACCTGGAATTTTTTATAGTGAAATGCAAATTGTTTTTTCTTATTTATTTCAGTGAATTAATAAAAATAAACAGTAATAAACAGCATAAAAAGCCCATCAACGGGTGAACAGTGGTGAACAGACGGTGAACAGTCATTACTGCGATTGTTCACCCTTTAACTTACTGTATTACTTATCTTTTTTCTTATGGTGAACAGAGGTGAACAGTAAAATATAAAAAAACAAACAGTAAGCCGTTTTTTCCTGCGACCTTTTCCTGGCTTGCCGGTCTGAGGATGAGTCTCCTGTGTCAGGGCTGGCACATCTGCAATGCGTCGTGTTGTTGTCCGGTGTACGTCACAATTTTCTCAACCTGAAGTGACGAGGAGCCGGAAAATGTCTGACAACACCATCCCTGAATATCTGCAACCCGCGCTGGCACAACTGGAAAAGGCCAGAGCCGCCCATCTTGAGAACGCCCGCCTGATGGATGAGACCGTCACGGCCATTGAACGGGCAGAGCAGGAAAAAAATGCGCTGGCGCAGGCCGACGGAAACGACGCTGACGACTGGCGCACGGCCTTTCGTGCAGCCGGTGGTGTCCTGAGCGACGAGCTGAAACAGCGCCACATTGAGCGCGTGGCACGCCGGGAGCTGGTACAGGAATATGACAATCTGGCCGTGGTGCTGAATTTTGAACGTGAACGCCTGAAAGGGGCGTGTGACAGCACGGCCACCGCCTACCGGAAGGCACATCATCACCTTCTGAGTCTGTATGCAGAGAATGAGCTGGAACACGCCCTGAATGAAACCTGTGAGGCGCTTGTCCGGGCAATGCATCTGAGCATCCTGGTACAGGAAAATCCGCTCGCCAACACCACCGGCCATCAGGGCTACGTCGCACCCGATAAAGCTGTCATGCAGCAGGTGAAATCATCGCTGGAACAGAAAATAAAACAGATGCAAATCAGCCTCACCGGCGAGCCGGTTCTCCGGCTGACCGGACTGTCAGCGGCAACACTCCCGCACATGGATTATGAGGTGGCAGGCACACCGGCACAGCGCAAGGTGTGGCAGGACAAAATAGACCAGCAGGGAGCAGAGCTTAAGGCCAGAGGACTGCTGTCATGATTTACTGCCCGTCGTGTGGACATGTTGCTCACACCCGTCGCGCACATTTCATGGACGATGGCACCAAGATAATGATTGCACAGTGCCGGAATATTTATTGCTCTGCGACATTTGAAGCGAGTGAAAGCTTTTTCTCTGACTGTAAAGATTCAGGAATGGAATACATTTCAGGCAAACAGAGATACCGCGATTCACTGACGTCAGCCTCCGGCAGTATGAAACGCCCGAAAAGAATGCTTGTTACCGGATATTGTTGTCGGAGATGTAAAGGCCTTGCACTGTCAAGAACATCGCGGCGTCTGTCTCAGGAAGTCACCGAGCGTTTTTATGTGTGCACGGATCCGGGCTGTGGTCTGGTGTTTAAAACGCTTCAGACCATCAACCGCTTCATTGTCCGCCCGGTCACGCCGGACGAACTGGCAGAAAGCCTGCATGAAAAACAGGAACTGCCGCCAGTACGCTTAAAAACACAATCATATTCGCTGCGTCTGGAATGAGGGCTGCCGGTTAACACCGGCCGTCGCCGCACACCGTATTTTTATTCTTCAGCATGATGAGAAAGAGATAACGATGGAAAGCACAGCCTTACAGCAGGCCTTTGACACCTGTCAGAATAACAAAGCAGCATGGCTGCAACGCAAAAATGAGCTGGCAGCGGCCGAACAGGAATATCTGCGGCTTCTGTCAGGAGAAGGCAGAAACGTCAGCCGCCTGGACGAATTACGCAATATTATCGAAGTCAGAAAATGGCAGGTGAATCAGGCCGCCGGTCGTTATATTCGTTCGCATGAAGCCGTTCAGCACATCAGCATCCGCGACCGGCTGAATGATTTTATGCAGCAGCACGGCACAGTACTGGCGGCCGCACTGGCACCGGAGCTGATGGGCTACAGTGAGCTGACGGCCATTGCCCGAAACTGTGCCATACAGCGTGCCACAGATGCCCTGCGTGAAGCCCTTCTGTCCTGGCTTGCGAAGGGGGAAAAAATTAATTATTCCGCACAGGATAGCGACATTTTAACGACCATCGGATTCAGGCCTGACGCGGCTTCGGTGGATGACAGCCGTGAAAAATTCACCCCTGCGCAGAACATGATTTTTTCGCGTAAAAGTGCGCAACTGGCATCACGTCAGTCTGTGTAAAATTCCCCGAAAATCCGCCCGTTTTTACTGAAAAAAGCCATGCATCGATAAGGTGCATGGCTTTGCATGCGTTTCCCTGCCTCATTTTCTGCAGACCGCGCCATTCCCGGCGCGGTCTGAGCGTGTCAGTGCAACTGCATTAAAACCGCCCCGCAAAGCGGGCGGGCGTGGCGGGGGGAGCATTGCGCGCTAAGGCTGATATTATAATTTTCTTTAATTCTATTTGGTATTTTGGCTTTATTCGTCAGAAGGAACGTTTAGAAATAGACCACTACAATGGATTGTAGCGGTCTGCATGATATCTAGCGTTGCATTTCAGTTACTATGAAATTTTCTTCTGTAATAGAATTCATTATCTCAAAGTACAATTCTTCAGGTTGAATAAACGCCAACTCTTTGCAAAGGTTGACAATGGTATCACTATAAGTGATACCCATCCGAGGATTGAAAAGCTCAAATCTCTTGATGTTTCTTTTGTTTTTTGAGTAAAAGTTTAAAGTGAAATATATTAGCACCTGTCTAAGATCGTAAACACTAAACTTCCTATCTCCTGATTTTATTTCCACAAGAACATTTGAATAATAAATATCGCCATATGAATTATTTATTACTCCGCATCCATCGAATTGTGGAGACACTTCAATTTGGTTTTCCATTCCATATCGAGACAAAATGTTTCTTGCTATTTCCCTTATGGCATTGTACTCAACCATGCTTAAGGGTAGCTTGAAGTTAGAACCGTAAGCGAACCGCTGTAGATATTCTTTTGTTTTTTCAAAAACAACCTGAAAATCAGCATTATGGAAGATATCATGTGCTGAAAGAATATTTCTGTCTAACGAATCATTCTGTATTGCCCTATATAAATTAAATGCGCACTCATTAACAAAGACGTTATTTGACCTATTAGCGCAGTCATCTAGAGGAGGATAAACGTCCTCGATGAGACTGCCGTTAATGATGCGTATGAAATTATTAGCATTTGGAAGCAATTGATTCCAAAATGAAGTGAATTTTCGAGAAAACGTTAATTCAGATATCATAGCGCATCCTCAAGATTTCTTGCGGTATGCCTTTTACTTGCCCAATCCCTGTAAATCACCTCTACAAAGTTGAATGTTTTCTTATTATGCTCTCTCCAGTGCCGTCCTTCATCACCTAAGATGTAACTGGAAACGATCAATAGTCTTCTCTGCAACGGATGCATTGCAGAGAAATTTTTTTTGATATCAGAAAGCCATGCGTAAGAATTAATTTTTGCCATTGACTGTGTAACTATGTTCTTGACTAAGATGCTTTCTGGATTGTTATTGTATATTTCACTAAGGATTAGGGTGGATTTTTCTGAATTTTCTTTTGAGAGCATTCGGGCTACATAGGCTAAGTTGAGCTCAGTACTCAAAATATATGAATCTTGTTTAATTAGTGCAGTTATTTTATCAAGAATAATATCTTTGGTTTCTGTGCTTAATTTTTGCCAGTTGGAGTTAGCTACTTGAATTATAGTTGTAAATATTGGATATAACTCATGCAAGTTATTAAACATTACTTTGAAAGCACTACTTATTATTTCATCTGATGTTGCTGAGAATGCCTTTATCAAATGCTTGCTAAAAGATTGGTTAATTTTTGATTTTTGTAACTCACTACTCAGCATAGCTAACAAGTCAAAATCTTTTAAAGATTCCTTTATCTCTTCATATTCCTCTATCGCATTTGCTGAGTAAGGATCGAATCTTATAGGAAGACTCATAAATTTAGCCTTCATAGGAGATTCTTCATCTTCATCATTACCATGCAACTTAGCTTTAGTTACTGAAAGGAACTCTTCTTTAGTAACAATATTGGTTTTTTGTTTCTGTAAAGTTAGCCCTTCATTTTCCATCAGTTTTTTACTAAGCAAAGTTAAAATCTTATGAGCATCCTCTCTAGAGTTACAAAAAATAACAAAGTCGTCGACATAACGCTTATAGTTGATTCTATTCATAGACAATAATTTATCAATAGAATCTAGAGCTAGTTCTGCTAATATTCTAGAGGCAGGACATCCAACTGGTACTCCATATGATTTTGTTTCACTAAATGTCTGTAGTAATTTCTTGATTTTCCCAGAGTAATCTTTATTGGGGTCGACTCTATCTAACGCATTTTCTAAACGGTGGTGATAAATACGCGGATAGAAATCTGCTATATCGCATGTAAGTACATACTTTATTTCATCGTTAGAACATTCAGAGATACTGTCTTCTTGATATTTTCTCCAAGAGATCTCTTTATCAAAAAGAGAACCATCAGCAAGGTTTGGTTTAAAGCGATATGAATAAACCTGCGTTTTAGTAGATCTATTCCTTTCAATATCATCAGCGATTTTTAAAACTAACCCAAGAAAAAAAGCATTCCAGAATGGATCAATTTGGGTCGCCCACCTGTAACCATAATAACCAATACTTGAAAAGCTATTAATTATGTTTGGTGGAATCTCGATCCTTTTATTTTCAAAGTCATTAAATGTTTGCATTAATGCAGTTTTTACTTTCTCCTTATCATCTTCAAATAACCGACTTTCAAATGGGTAAGGGAAAATATCTGTATCGCCGTGCTTTATAATATTTTCCAATGCAAGCTCAAAGCAATTTTCTAGTTTACTACTATCAAACTCGTTACTCATTCACATTCTCCTTAATAAAAATATAATCTGAATACCACTGCATCATATCACGGCGTTTATCAATATATTGAGCATGATTATACGTACCTCTAATATTATTCTTATCTATATGAGCAAGCTGTATTTCTATCCAAGCCGAATCATATCCTTTTTCGTGGAGGATAGTAGATAAGGAATGTCGAAATCCATGACCAGTAAGTTTTCCACCATAACCAATACGCTTGATAACTTGGTTAATACTCGCCTCACTCATAGGCTTGTTCGGATCGTTCCGCCCCGGAAAAACATAACTATACTTCCCTGTCATCATCTTGAGTTCATTTAGCAAATCTAACGCTTGAGTCGACAAAGGCACAAGGTGTGATCTGCGCATTTTCATCCTTTCAGCAGGAATTTCCCAAATAGCGTTATCTAAATCAAATTCTGACCATAATGCCGCACGTAATTCGATGGTTCTAACACCTGTAATCATGAGCAATTTCGTGGCAATCAGGACAAGCCGACTTCCGGTATATCCGTTTAAGGCGCGAAGAAAATCAGGTATCTCATTAGCCTTTAAGAACGGGAAATGATTTGATTGGTGTACATTGAGGGCGCTTGAAAGATCCGCAGCAGGGTTAAACTCAGCCCTTCCAGTAGCAATGGCATAGCGGAAAACTTCTGAGCATCGCTGCCGAACTTTGCGCATTTTTTCTAATGCACCGCGCTTTTCGATTTTACGCAGCACATTAAGCAGTTCTAGCGGTTTAATCTCTCCCACTGGCCTTGTTCCCACATAAGGAAAAATGTCGTTCTTAAACGCTTCCATGATGTCTGATGCATATCCCGCCGACCATTTGGTAGACTTCTGTTGATGCCACTCTCTGGCTATCTTTTCGAAGGCGTTCTCTGACTCTGTTTGCAGAGCCAGCTTTTGCTCTTTTCGAACCTCACTAGGGTTCTTTCCTTCTGCCACAAGTTTTCGAGCTTCATCACGACGGGAACGAGCATCAGCAAGAGTGATCGTTGGGTAAACACCAAGCGAGATCATTTTGGGTTTACCGGCATAGCGATAACGAAATCGCCAGCTTTTACTTCCATTTGGCTCTACAAGTAAAGACAACCCTTGCCCATCCCCAAGTGTATAGGCTTTAGCTTCAGGTTTAGCACGGCGAATCTGCATATCATTTAGGGGCATGTGTATAGAATTCCAAAATCGAACAGGAACATATACATAATCCTATACACATTTAGTACTGGATTCTACTGGAAAGTTATGGACTAATACGAACAGTAAAAACAAAAAATCTTTTATAAAACAGTGCGGTTATGGATAAATACGGATGTTTGAAGAAGTGGAGATGGTGCCGATAATAGGAGTAAAACACTCGATTAATCTCGTGTTAATGCCATCACCTACGACCATTACTAATTGATTGAATCTTATAGAAAAATCATCATTTTCTATGCGTCACAATCAATTTTCACATTACAAACGCTCCGACACTTTAGCCGGAGATTTTATGAGATACAAGCCTAACCAATACTTAATCTGTGATTCTTACGGTAACTACTATTTAAGGATCACGCTGCCTGTGTATATGCAGCCCTTTTTTGAAGGAAAAAGGACGTTTGTCAGAAGTCTACACACAAGTAATCTTCGTGTTGCACGTAGAAAGCGTGATCAGATTGCAGATGAATACCATTGCTTACGGGAGAGTGTTGCCCCTGTAAACAGCACAATAGAAAACACGCTGGAACTGTTACGCAGTAAGGCTAAATACGCCAAAACAGCTACCAGAGTGCAAGATACAGCGTCTTCGTGTCCGTCATTGCTTAAAATTCTTGAAATCTACCTGACAATTAACAGCACGAAGAAGAAGCCAGCCACTTTAGCTAAGGCAAGAAAAGCGGTAGAGATGTTTCTCTCCTACCGTAAAAAGCCTGATATTGCATTGCAAGATGTAAGCCGCACCACTGTTACAGGCTGGATTGAACACATGCAAAAAACTCTTTCACAACAATCAATTGCAAATTATATCAGTCCAATGGCCCAGCTATGGGAATTAGCTTCATCACGTTACCACGATGCGCCAGAAAGGGCGCTCTCCCCCTGGCGAGGGCATAGGCTTGATGTGGCACAAAGTAGAGAGAGCTACGAGGCATTTTCTAACAAAGAGCTATTGCAGGTGTTGCAAGTATTTTCCGGTAATTCAGCAGAAAACAAAGAAATGACGGCTTTGTGTCTTATCGGTTTATATACAGGTATGCGGATCAATGAGATAGCAAGTCTCACAATAGACGATGTGAAAGAGATCGAAGGTGTGCTGTGTTTTGAAATCACACAGGGAAAGACGAAAGCTGCGGCACGTGTTGTGCCTGTGCATAACCTTATCACTCCGTTGGTGTTGTCGCTGCGTGAAAAGCCTCACAATGGCTTTTTGTTCTATCACGCCAGCATTACAGAACGTGCTGACGGTAAACGCTCTACGTGGCATACACAACGATTTACAAGAGCTAAACGAAAGGCTTTAGGGGAAAAGGGAACAGAAAGGAAAGTGTTTCATTCTCTGAGACACGGAGTAGCACAGCTTCTTGATCGAAATCAAATTCCAGAAGACAGGATCGCCCTTCTCCTGGGCCATACACGCGGCAATACAGAAACATTCCGCACATATAGCAAAAATGCAGCTTCTCCAATAGAGCTTAAAAAATATATTGAGCTTTTACGCTACCCTGAAATAGAGAAAGGCTTATCAATCAATAAAAAATCAAATTTAAGGCGTAAAACAACGCTATAGACGTAATAAAGAGGCTTCAATATAGACTGATGCCTCTTTTATGATTATCTCGTTACAGAGCGTTTCATAGGCGTTTAAGGCTATTGTTTAAATACTGGCGTTACAACGTCTTGCCCTGGGCTTTTTTGATTTTTCTGTTCTGTTGTATTTACCTGCATTTTAACCTGGCCTCCTACAGATTTATTTGGTGCTGTTTTTACCGCAATTGCGCTTGTAGTTGCTTTAGAGACAAGACGGATTTGCTCAAAATCAAGAGTAAACAATAGGCTTTCGCTTGCTTCTTCTTCGTAAGACATGCCAACTAACACAACGTTGTCATAATTTTTTAACTCAGTGACAAGTAGGAAAGGTTGGCGACTGTCCATCAACTGATTTAGGTATTCAAGCATAAGCATACGTCGATTGCCGTTAATTCCAGCATTCTTAATCATATCAGGATTGAGCTTCAATACGGTTTCAGAGATACGCCCTTGTAATGTGAACTTGTTATTCCGTATTTGAACATGATCACTAACTTCTGATCCTGATTCGACGGCATAGCTTGTAACGTCCGCATTTCTGCTAACTTTCGTCGATTCCACGCTATCAAATGATAATGCCTGGTAGTCATTGTAAGCAGCATTTGCACCACTGCCGAGATTAGAGGTAATGATCGCAAAGCCGTTACCCCCTTTGGTTGTTCTACCGTTGCTATCGTTGCTTGTGCTGTTGATTTTCGCCTCAGTCGGGCGACCAATGGTTAACGGACCCATTGCCATAATTTGTAATCCTTATTTAAGGGGGCTAAACAGCCCCACAGTGATGATTAATAGGTTGACCCGCCTGACATAACACCCAGCGTTAATAGCTTGCTAAACTCAGCGGAGGATGCCTTTGATTTGAAGTCGATAAATTCGCTCAATCGTCCGGTGTCTGATTCGATAGTTAGCGGCACTTCTGCATTTACTTGTAATTCTGGATTGAAGTTAATAACAGGTGCAAAGGTGTAAGAAGGAGCCTTGAAAGCTTGTTGTGCTGCACTCTGTTTCAGATTTGCAATGTTTTGTCCTTCGAGACTGTATTGATTTACAGCCTGCGCCCCACCTACCGTTTCTTCTGGCATAAACCAGCTTTTAATAGTGTTAACCAGGGAATTGCTGTTATCTGGCTTAGTTGTTCCGGTGCCAGCGCCTTTATATTGATCAGGAGTGAGATTAGAAAGATTCTGCTTCATTCCTTCGTTAGATAGTGGCGGTGCATCCCCTAAATTCTTCTGAATAGCTTCCGTCTTCTCGTCGTTTTTCATCAGCCAGTTGATTGTTTTCATTACGGCGTTAACCAATCCGCCGATAGCCTCGCCTAATTTGGTAAACATTGGCAGCATTGCAACCATGCTCTTTTTAAACTCTTCAATCACTTTCGGATCAAGAGATTTCATAAAGCCATCAACAAAGGCGATCCCTTGTGAGTCAGAAAGCCCACTAAGTGCATTATTCAGTTCACGGAATTTAATAACGCTTTCCTGTTGTGCCTGTGTTACCCAGCGCCCTGATTCTCGTTGTTCTCGTGCTGATTGTTCCACTTCTTTAGCGGAGCGTGTCCAGTATTTAGAGGTGAGCATCAAATCATCAGCCAGATCTTCCAGACGACTACCGATTTGTGCATCTGAATAGCCTTTCTTCACCATTCCCTGAACTGCTTTACTAACCAGACCAGCCGGATTATCAGCAAAGTCTTTTAGATCCTTTTTAGTTAAGAATCCTTCATTCATTAAAGTATTGATGCCGCTATCGCCGCCCTTCCATTCACCTTTGCCTGTTTTTTTATCGACTACATATTCAGCCTCATCATAGCTTTTGGTTGCACGCTCACGCACATCTTTCATCTGATCGAGATACTTACGTTTACCTTGATCCCCCATCATTGAATCAACGCCGTTTTTGTAGGCCCATTGCTCAATATTGTTCATCTGGTTAACGTCTACACCGCCCAGCTTCGCACGGCTATACAATTCACCCAGCGTTTCAGCATTCGCAAAGCTGTTAGTAACAAATTCAGAGGCTTTGCTCATAGCCATATACGTAGCGCCAGCGCCTAAGCCACCCAGCATAACAGCCGCAGCACCGCCGCCAATACTCCCGCTACCCTTAACAGGTGCATAGGCTTTAGCGTGAGCGTTACGATTGCCATTAATCTTACGTTGTTGCTGTTGTAGGCGTTTCATTTGGCTATTCATACGTGCCAGACTAATAGCTCCTCTTTCATATTGGAGGGCAATTTCTCTAGCCTGTGCAATAGCTTTATATTGTTCCGCTACAGAAAGGCGGTGCAATGCACTAATGCTTGATCCAACGTCTAACAGTTTTAAGTCTGCCTTCTCTTTGCGTGCTGCCAGGGCTTTTTGTTCTCTTGCAACTACACGTTGAGCGGCTAATTGTGCTTTAGCATTGGCTTTATCTGCCTGTGCTTGCTTTTTAGCAATATCGTCTACGTCTTTTTTTGCTTTAGAAGTTGATTGTTTATGTGTCTTAACACGCAATTCTATATCTTTCACCGCCGCCATTTGTTTACGAAGTTTTTCTACTTCTGCTTTTGCTTTCTCTAATGATGGTCGATCAACCTGGAAGGTGACAACGTTTGATAAGCGGCTGACGTTAAGTTCTAACATGCTAATTGTTTCCCTGTATTATGATTGTTGTTTATTATTGTTTTTTAGAGCAATAGTATTGAATTGCTTCGAAAGTGCTGCACCCAGTCTGAAAGACACGCTGGCGCACATTATTTGCATCAATTTCTAAAAGGCGGCAAAGCGCCGATGTGTTTATAACTGATTCCTCGCTAATAGCTGCCAGTTCTTTTACAGCCTTAAGAATAAAGGATTGTGGGTTTTCTGTATTCATTGGTTTTCTCTCACATATATATTTTTATTTGGGTTTGTAGACAGTAGAAAAACAAAAAGGGCAAAGAGATTCGTTACTGTATTTGCGCCTACAGGTTAGTTAATCCCTTTACCCTTATTGCCCCGATGGGGAATCGTCTATTAACGCTTTATTACGCAGCAGATCCGAAGATGATAGCTTGCGGAATGTTGTTTACTGGCAGATAAGATGTCTCAGTAACCACAGATGGGAATTGGAATTCATCCTTGATTAGATATTGGTGATGCAACACGGCATCTTGACCTAACTCAGCATGACGCACACCAACGCCGCTATGAAGCTGGTAACACTGTGCCGCTTTATCCATTACCGGAACAATTGCGAAACCGTTCTCTCCGATGTGAGCAACAATCTCAGGAAACATTGACACATCAATAACAGTGATCCCACCAATCTGGAAAGAGTCATAGGCTGGGTTAGAATCAACCATACGGGTAAACAGGGCCGTAGCACTCGCATCGCCTGCATATTTCACCATGTCACTGATCAGCGGGTTAGATGACAAACCATCAGCAGCAGTGCCAGCAGCAAAGATAATTACACCAGTTCGCTTTGCAGCAAGACCAGACCCCAGCTTTTCACTCTGTAAGCGCACCGCTTTACGAATAGCAAGGAACGGGTTAACAGTAGTCGATGCAAAGTCGATAGCGGGTACCGTGGTTTTAGCCTGACCGTCGAGGAAGTCGAGATCACCTTGTCCGGCATATTCAGATTCAACTTTCAGGCCCAGCAGCGCGGTAATCAGATCCACTTCAACACGGTTTGCGTGTGAACGGTAATGAGCCTCAGAGAAATCATTAACCGCTACCAGCATAGCATCAGAACGGTTTGGATATTGGCGGCTGTATTGTTCCAGGTCACGAGAAGTAACAGCGTTAATACTGCCGACGTGTTTCATCTGGAAAAGTTTGTTTGACCATTCCTGACGTTTAGAGGCGTTCCAGTCGCTTTGAGCGTAAGGCGAGGTTTCCCCAGCTACCTGCACAAACTGATCAATCAGGTCGGTAAGAAGAATGCTGTTTTCTGTATGATATTGCACATCGAACAGATCGAGATTAGTAATCAGGGTATTAAGTGCATTCTCATAAGCAAATGGAGTTACTACCGCAGTATTAACGCCAAAATATGTTGATAAATCATTCATTATTATTTTCCTTGTTAAGTCGTAGGGATCGCAAGTTCTTCATAACCAGCAATTACAAAGCCGAGAGATTGCAGTTTTGCAATAACACTTGCCTTTTCCATGCTGTTAAATTCAATCCCATCTTCAGCCAGAATAACGAAAGTAGGATGTGCAACCACTACGCTTTCCTGTCCTTCATAAGCCGGTTCAACTACTACGTGAGCAATATCAGATGCGGTTGTTGCTTTGGTGCCATCGGCTTTCAGCAAAGCCCCGACAATAAGATCGTCAGTGAGAGGTGAAGCCAGTTTGACGAGGCGATCTTGCAGCACTGGATCAGCAGCGTAAGCTACTACCTTACAGCGTGAACGGGAGTTATCCGCATTCACTGCTTTTAATTTTCCATATGGGTTAGCCATAAGATTATTTTCCTTTCAGTTGTTTAATTTTAGATTTAAGGGCATCAGCAAGACTAACCGCATCAGCCGATTTAAATAATTGAGCAGTGGTAGAACGAAGACTTTCGGGAGTAACTCCCAACAGTGCGGCAACCTTAATGAGGTTTTCATCACTAACAATCATCGTTTCCCCGTCTTTGCTGATAATCATTTCTTGTTTCATAAATAATGTTCCTGTTAGTGCCAGACAAATAAAAAGCCCCAATGCCGTAAGAGGTTAATTCTGACCAGCAAAGGGGCTTTAACGTGCGGGCAATTACATAATTGATAAGTTAAACTATAAGAGGATTAAACATATCAGCAAATACACTTTTTAAATATACTTGATGATATGCTTAAAGGGTGAATAGATACTCCTGAAAACATGCTCTTAGGAAAACATGCGGAATCAATCAGGAATATCTATTCGGGGCGCGGTGGCCAACCGCTATCTTTCATGGTGTGGATGCACCAGTCAGATTTTAAGGAATCACTATTCCAATCTACTCACAGATTAAATTTTTAATAATGATTAACTACACCAACAGTAATCTACCGTTTCAGAAAATCGTTTTTACAACCAAAGCTTATAGATCCGCATTCTATAAAACCCGTTTTGCTATCAATATTTCCAAAGTTTATTGCACCATTCTTAGCTAAACTCTCTCTGCTTGCGGCTAACGCTATGCAGATGATTGTTTTTGACAACAACTTAATAGATTATTCTGTTACTAACTTCTGTCATTAAATAATAGTTTAATGATGTTAGTAAATAGTTATAAAATATAACTATCAGTGTAAGGCTCTTTAATGTTTTCTGACAAAATAAGGAGCTTTAGGATAAGCATAGATGAAAAATAAGAGCGGGAAGGGCAAGGAGATAACACCTACCCGCTTTTATCAAAATTAAGCACAATGCCTAACAACATTCATCAACACAACGTAGAAACAATCAACAATCAAAGAGGGAGTTATGATTATTCTAAAACTTCTTGAGAGATGGAAGGTAATATTTGTTAGAGGTTAATGCCACTCAACCTTTGAGGCTATCACCTTCCATATGCAGGGATTTATGACAGTAGAAGGATTAACACCAACTAAAATCTTTTTATCTACCCCTAAAATTATTATATAACAAAATCATTATAAATGCAAATAATTTTCATTATCATTTAGAGAAAATAGCACTTTTTGCTAAATCATCTACTAATTGCTGAATCTCTTCACTTGCAACCTTTAACGTGGTGGCGATGTCTGTGATGATTTGATTACACTGTTTTGCATCGTCCTCTGATACGCTCACCAGAGAGATAAAATCGTCAAGGCTTACATTCACCTTCATTAAGCTAATAACGCATTGAGAGAGCGTGTAATCGCATAAATCTGAATAGGCTTGATTTATTCTTGTTTGTAGTGAGATAGTCAGATCTAAAAGTTGTTCCATTGCATTGCTAATATCTTCTTCCATTATGCGTATTCTCCTTGTAATGCATCATTAATCATATTCAATACGATGTTAAAAGGTGTCTTGAGCGTCAGCACTTCATCACGGTAACGCTCTAATGCTTCGTAGTCTTCTGTTTCTTTTGCCAGCCGAATTAACTCTGCATAGTTTTTTGCATCAGACAGGATCATCTGAAATAATTGTGTTTCTTGAATATAGCCAATCATTATTTTTCCTTTTTTGAATATTTTCATTGGGCGCTTATACATACACCCATCATTTTATTAGTTAGAACGTTTGTTAGAAGCTAATGTATCTTCTAAATGAGCCATCAGATCGACTTCCGATGCACCACCTACACAATTATTGAAAGCGTTAAATCCCAAAAAATGATGATAGGAGCTAAACCCTAAAAGCTGCCAACGTTTCAGAGTGCCATCAGAAATGATAGTTTGTTTTCTTGTTCTTGGGCGAAAGTAAACGCCTGGCATTGATTGGATTATTTCTAATTCTTCATCACTTAATTCAGGGGATTCTGTTTCAAGAATAAAGATTATCTCTTCCCCTGGAATTTCGTTATTGGTGTGTGTCGGTGGACGTTGTCTTTTTGAATTGAAATTACTGTTTTTTTCAATACGTTTTAAGTTGTTCTTTTTCTTTCTTCCCATTTTTCCCTCTTTTTATGTGGATTATAAAAACTGGACGCCATTGTTACGATGAATATCGCCATAAATGCATTTGCCATATGTATTGCCCGATCTGTTGTTATTGATTGTTTGTGAGAAACAATTCAAAATCTTTGTTTAATTTCAAAAGACGAAATGTAGTGCTGTTAATCCCTTCATAATCCAGCACACCGAACGATGTAAAACGATTGACGTGTTGTGCGCTGTAGCCGCCTAAACTACAAAAGCTAACCACTGTCGGCGGTGAGAACTCTATGTCCAAAATAGCTTTTAAAATGTTGTATCCGCTTTCAGTTATTTCAATAGTTTTGTTTCCTATAGTGATGTTATAAGCCATTTATTCTCCTTAAAAGGGTAGTGAATCATATATTGTGCTCTCACTTTTGAGATCAATTATCAAAGAGTCAAAATCATTTTCACAAAGATAGATATTCTTTGAATCTAATGCTCGTTTTACAAAATCTTCTGTTTCTTCGTGCGGTGGTTTCTTCTTATCAAGGGAAAGAAGCCAAGTAAAAATTTCGGGCCGCTCAGGGAACTCTGGCTCTTGTGTTTCTTCTTCAACGATGATTTCGGAAACATTCAATATTTCATTAGATTCGTCTTCTTTCTCAGAAGGATCAGGTAGTGATGACTCTCCAGGGGGAGTAATATGTGCATCTGTGAATGGTAATGCTTTATAGAGTGATGTTTGCCCGTCCCGAGCCTCTACAGAAAGAACTCCCATATCAACAAACATATTTATAATATTGCGAACCTGGCGATCACTAACCATTCCAATATTAGATAATGTTTTTTGAGTGGCGTAACATTCTTGCCCTTGTTCATTGAATCCAGCTATATAGCTATAGATTTCAACGGCTGGCAGTGTAGCGGTGTATTCATTACCTGACGGTGAGAACCACTTTTTAAACATCTTCAACCACTGCTCAACGACTACATATTTTTGTTTACCATCTTTCTGATTTAGACATTTGGCTTTCGCTTCGGCAATTGTTTTGATATTTTTGATCATTTAGTTCCTCCTTTGTAAGGACTGTAATTAGTAATTCATTAACAAGTTTTGGAATTGATTTCCCTTCTGCCTTTGCACGATTTAACAACGCGTTATAAGTTGCAGAATCAAAATTAATATTCATTTGGTTTTCTCCTTCTCCTGTTATTATTCTTTCTCTGCTTTACGCAGTTCATCAATAATTTTTAGTGCATCGTCAAAACATTTTTCACGCTCTGGATAACCACAGCGTCGCGCTGTGTTCCTATTCATTCTTACCCTAAAGCGGTTGATCTCACCACGTTTCCAGGCTTCAACTACATCTTGAGAAGTGAAATACTTCACTAATTAACCTCCTATTCTATTTGGTTAAAAGAAAAAGACACCTTGCAAGCCTCTTGGGCTTCAAAGTGCGGTGCATTGGTTTAATTATTTAGAGGATAGGAATGTTTTCCTGTCCCTAATATTACTTTACCATAACTAAAGGCTTTTGTCAACCCCCGCCCATAAAATATTGATCATTTTTCAGTATGTTATGATTTTGCTTAGCAATTCGTGCTCTTCTGTGTGATGCTATTCTTCCTTATTCTCTAAAACGCGTTCTAACGAGGTTTTGATAAAAACAATACATTCCCTTATGTAATGACAGTTTAGCTCGCCAGAGGTTTATTTAAGGGGCTTATTTTGTATTTGTTAGGTATATGAAAAGGAGATGATAGATAAACTCTAATTTCAGACACCTTATAAAATACCTGTAAAGCTCCTCAGAAGCTCTATAATGAGCTAATCTATTACCGCTAAGGTTTCCCTGCCTTATATACGTTTAGCTCGCCTACGGCTTGATTTAAGCGGTAGAAACTTATTTAACCTTCAACTACTAAAACCATTCTTTCTTTTTTGTTTGTTGTTGGTTGTTGTCTGTGTCTATGTGCTAACATCGCTAACGCGTAGCACACAAGGTTATTGCACTCGTCAGAGTATTGCACAATAGATTTTCTCTTAAATAGATTGATGATCGTTAGATTGGCGTAAGCCTCATCAATGGAACTATTGAAGCGCACAGCGCAAGACTATTTAGCCTTACGCAAGCCGTAGGCTATTTGCACATAGTAGATTACATATTCGTTGTGAGCGGCATTAGCGAACATAGATCTACTAACTAACATCAACAAACAAAAACTATGTGTTATGACAAGCAGTCTAACGACTAACACTCTAACTTGTGCAAGGTTCTGGCGAATGCCAATAGATTAAGGGATAGTCGTTAGACTCCCTAACGGGTATCCCTATAATTATTCTTATAAAGATAAAAAAGAATTATATTATATAGTTTAATTGTAGTTTAATTATAGTATTGTCGGAAATCATTTCCTAGGTGATAGGAACTCATTTCCTAGGTAGGTAGGAAACCACTTCCACGGTTATTTCCTAAATAGATCGGAACTCATTTCCCAGGTGTTATTTATACTTATCGGGTATCAGACTTGATAGGGGTAGCTCACAGTGACCTACCGTTACATCCAATCATCACATAGCATCTGTGCAATGATCTTCTAAAAGTGTTTCTTGCTACCAAAATTAAACATCTAAAACAGGCTTAAATTCAATGTAATTGATGATTAATCCCTGTGTAATTCCTACGTAAAAATCCAATGAAAAGTAGCTTAAAAAGTGCAATGTTAGCTTTCTTCACTTTTACATCACTTTCGCAAAGCCTTGTGTAATACGGCTTACAGAGCACTATCAGAAATTGTTGATTAAAAATCAATCTATTATTTGTCGAACAAGTTTCCTTTAATGCAACAAAAAATTATTTTTTCAAAATAAACACACTATTTAATAGCTTGCTAATTTTACCAAAATGTAACTACATGATTCTCATGCAAGACGTGTAGTGATAAAGCAGGCTAAATCACCACACTAAAAACCTTCGAATTTCGTAGTGAAAAAAGTCCTTTACACACCTAATCAACACGATCAATAATCACTACACACAAATCAACACAGAAGGAAAATGAAAATGGCTAATATTGGATACATTAGGGTATCGACTGTGCAACAAAACACAGACCGTCAATTAGCTGGAGTAACTCTTGATAAAGTCTTTGAAGATAAAGCGTCAGGCAAGAACACTCAGCGCCCACAGTTTGAGGCAATGATGAACTATGTGCGGGAGGGTGACGTGTTACACGTCCATAGTATTGATCGCCTTTGTCGTAATACAGCCGACCTTCTGGCAACGGTTGAGCAATTAACAGAGCGCGGCGTGTCTGTGCATTTCCATAAAGAAGACTTTAAGACAGGGAAGAACTCTCCCGCAGGGAATATGATGCTCACAGTGCTTGCAGCAGTGGCACAAATGGAACGTGAAATGATGCTTGAGCGGCAGCGTGAGGGGATCGCCGCAGCTAAGGCCGCTGGACGTATAGCAAAACGTGGTAATGGAAAAGCAATTGATCGAGCGGGAATTGTTGCCGCTCTCGCGAATGGTGGATCAATTCGGAGCGTAGCAAAAGATTTCAGTGTCAGCACACAGACGGTGCAACGTATCAAGAAAGAGCAGGAAGCGTAATGCCTCCTGATATTTGAGAATTGTCGCTGCGTGGACCTGACGCCGCTGATCTTCGCGTTAAACATTGATCACGTCTGCGCCGATTTCAGAGAAAAAGACAGTAACTGAACTCACTATGAAGGCTAAACGTATCTTTACACTTGATGAAAACGTTCAAAAAACAACCTAACCCCAAAATTCAACAAATTGCAACACATTGTTTTTAAAAGAAAATTAAATCTACATCAAATATTGGTTGACGTAGATTGAGGTGAATAGTAGACTATTAGGGTAAATTACCACCCTTGTAACATCATTTAATGCATGTTCTAATCTTCCTATCGTAAAACCGGAGGAAGTTATGCATTTACTTTCAAAACATCTTCACACTATTCACTTTCTCGTTATTGATGTATTCGTTGTGGCTATTAGTTACCGCATTTGCATCGCTTCCAGTGAAGAGATGGACGCTGTTGCAATTATTGCTCAAGCAATGGCGATGTTAACTAAACGACTTTAATAATTTCACTATCAGGTGCATAAACACATCTTTGATCGCTGGATGTGTTATGCGCCTACTGGTGGTTCAATCCTTAAGCCATTTCAACTCACTAAGGAGTTTTCTTTCTTCGTTCTCTCGCTGTTTACGCTCTAGCCAGGCTTTTCCTTCTGGCGTAGACAGGAACTTACGAGCGTGAATCTTGCGGTTATTACGTTTGATAGCTGCAATGTTTTTCAT